AAAATTGCATCATTGGAAACATTGTTGAAAATGTTGATTACCTTGGCGTTTGGTCTGCTACGGGCACTGCTGGAATAAAAATTGACAACAGCAGTCCATCTTATACATCAAGAGTCACAAACAACTTATTTGCCAGCAATTCATTGGATGGGTCAGGCAAGGCAGGAATTCTTACAGGGACTGATCCCGACAAGAATGCTTTTGTTAACAACCGCATCATATCGCAGCCATCTGTATCTTGGGTTGCAGGGTCAGAAACCACTCCGATTTATGATGCAATTAGGACAGCTTTTCGTGCTGGATTAAGTGTCGATCAGTCGATTCCAGCAAGCACCATCACAAAGGTTCAATTTAATTCTGAAGCGTTTGACATTCGCTCAGAATATGACAGTACAACAAATTATAGGTGGATTTGCCAGATACCCGGAATTTACAGCGTTAAGGCGCAAGTGCGGTTTTCGGCAATGGCAGCAGGCGTTCCAGTGCAGATTTACTTGAGAAAGAACAATGCTGACTTTGCCAACATACAGCAACCTGCAAGCGGAGTAGATCAAACTGTTTTTGCGGACAGCAATGTGCAGTGTGCTATTGGCGACTACGTTGAAGTGTTTTTCAGACATAGCGACTCTGTTGCCCGTGATCTAACTGGCGTTGCAACATTGACGTACTTTACAATTACCCAGGCATGAACCACCTCGCCCACCCCGTCATCGCTCTTGTCCTGCAAGCCATCATCGGTCTTGCCAGCGGTGACTGGTGGACTGGTGCTGCTGCCGGCAGTTTCTACTTCATAGGGCGCGAGTACGCTCAGGCTGAGTATCGCAACATCGAGCAGAACTACCACGGCAGACGCAGCCTGATGCCGTACTTTGGTGGCCTAGAGCCCAGGGCTTGGACGCTGAAGGGACTGCTGGACTTCATTCTTCCTTCCCTCACAGTCACAGCAGTGGCACTGTTACGCTCATGGATTTTCTAAAGAAACTCTTGCCCACTATCGGTCACTTGCTGGGAGGGCCCCTCGGGGGAGCCGCAATAGAAGCCGCTGGAAAGGCTTTGGGCTTGTCTGATGCTACTGCTGACAAGGTCCAGAAAGCACTGACATCAGGCAACCTCACGGCAGAGCAGATTGCCGCCCTACAGGCTGCCGATCTCCAGTTGAAGACGAGGATGGCTGAACTGGGTATTGACGCCGAGAAACTGGCAGCAGAAGACCGGGCAAGTGCCAGGGCGATGCAGATTAAAACGGGCTCGCATGTTCCGGCAGTTTTAGGGCTCACCATTACCGTTGGGTTCTTTGGTATCCTTGTCGCGTTAATGACCGGAGTGCTAAAGTTGTGGGATAACGCTGGACTCCAGATGTTGCTAGGATCGCTGGGGACGAGCTGGGGGATGGTGGTGTCGTACTATTTTGGGGCCAGTCACAAGCCGCCGACTGACTCAAAATGATTGAGGAACTTAAACAAGCAGGCGTTGACCTGGGACTCGCCATGGCTGGCTTTGCTGGCTCCGTGCTGATGAGCAGCAAGGAAGCTGGGCGCAACCTGCCGCGCACGCTGGCAAGCCTACTGGGAGGCGCTGCGAGCGCAAACTACGTGACGCCGTTAATCCTGAAGCTGGCCCGGCTGGACGGGGAGCCGCAGTACGCTTACGCAGCGGCGTTCCTGCTCGGGTTCTGCGGGCTGCGGGCAGTGGAAACAATCAGCAACAAACTTCTGACGACAGATGACAGCAGCCACACTAATAAACGCCACCGCTAACGCCATTCTGGCGGCTTCTGCGCTTCATCTGGTCTTCAGGGTCTTTGGACATCCTGACAGCGCAATCTGGAAAAAGCCTTGGGCAGCGGTCCTATGCAAGGCTGCTACAACAGTCACTGTTTGCGGAGCACTCTGGAATCTGCTAACACTCTCAAGCCCAGCAGCCTCAGAAGTAATGTTGAATATCGGCATTGCTGCAAACTTCGCCTGGATAAGCCTTTACCACCATGACAGTCCTACCCGTCCCAACAATTCCCGGTCTGCAAGCAAAGTACCTCGGCGCAACACCTCCCGCAGGGCTGCAAATCCTCGCAAACGTAAAGCGAGTTCTTCCACCCGCCGCGACTGAAGGAAATGGGCTTCCGCCTTCGACGATTTCGCCCTACAGTGGCATTTATGACGCCGACGGACGACTCCCAAGAGTGCCAGGCCCAGGCACCACTTTCCTCGCTCATGTCTAGCTCACGACACATCTTCGATCTGGCATTTGTGAACCTCGCCAACGTGGGCGCGATTGCCATTTCGTTGAGCGAAGCAGAGCAGTGGGTCCGTATCGCAAGCTGCTTACTTGCAGCCGTCTTCACGTCTCTGAAGATCATCGAGACACTTAAAAGCCTTCGCAAATGAGCGCCGTCTCTGAACGCACTGCTGACACCATCGCGACTCTGCACCCGGAGGTTCAGGAGCGGTTCACCGCATTCGCCATCGAGGCCAACGCGCTGGCAGAGACTCGGGGACTTCGGTATGTGGCAATCTGTGGGACGAGGAGTTGGGAAGAGCAGGCACGGATCTACGCTCAGGGACGCACTGCGCCGGGCAAGATCATTACCAAAGCGCCACCAGGCAGCAGCTTTCACAACTTTGGACTGGCTGTGGACTTTGGAGTGTTTCGTGACAAAAAGTACCTCGACGGCAGCGATCCAAAAACTGCCAGCGCAATGCACAAAGCTGCTGGAGAACTGGCAAAGGAGCACGGTCTCCGTTGGGGAGGGCATTTTCGTAGCATTGTAGACGAGCCTCATTTCGAGTTGGACACACCTTTGAGCCTCAGTCAGTTGCGTGACCGCAAGAAGGTGGGCGAGTGGGTGTCACTGGCCTGATTTCCGGTAGGCCGCCGGGTGCCGAATGGTGCGCAGGGAGAGCCTGCGACGGGTTGATGTGACCCTCTGAAACAAAGGCGCTTGTGACTGTTCTGGAAAGGTCACAGTGGACAGTTAGCCAACCTGGGCTAAGGTGCCGGCATGGAAATCACATTGAAAGAGCACTGCGCTCGTATCGCCAAGCTGGGCGGCGCTGCCAGGAGTGAAAAAAAAGCACAGGCAGCGAGACTCAACGCTCGCAAGCCGCGTCCCAACGCTCGCAAACGCAACGCTTTACTTCGTGCTCAAAAAATTCTGAAAAAAGACTAGCCAAGCGGGGATGGCTGAATAGATTCACTGTCGTCAGCCAAACCTATGAGCACATCGCACTACTCTTCCCGTCCTTTCCGGGGCCTACAAGGCCCACCAAACACCCGCAAGAACACCTGCTGGAGACGAGCCGGCATCCTGCTGCTTCTCGCAGTTGATGCTGCTGTTCTCCTCAACAGCAAAGACCTTCTTGAAGCCTGCATCCTTGTGGTGCTGGTCTTGGTCAACATCTGGGCAATTAACACTCGGCCCTGATGCACAGCATGAACGGCAATCCGATCTGGTGTCGGCCAGCTCGGACTCGGGAGTACGACTTCGCGGCGGTTGAGGAACCGTCTGAAGAAGAGTTGTCGATCTTGGCAGAGGCTGCGCAGTTGGTGGCTGCCGGGATCAAAGCGGGACTTATATCCGTATCCAAGAACACAACGCCAATTTTTCCTTTAGTGCTTGGAAAGAGAGGAGCGCAGAGTGTGAGGCGGCCTTGTGAGAAGTGTGGGGAAGAGTTCTCGCACCATTGGAAGCGCACACTGACAATCTGTTTCCCTTGCCGGCTGGGACCGATCAACTGCAAGTGCTGTGGAGTGTCCTTCCGTCGCACACGTTCTCACCAGACTGTTTGCACGAATGCGTGCAAGTACAAGCACCAGGCATCCCTAAATGCTGTCCGGTCAAATGCGACGAACGTCAAACGTGTTGACCTCGATTGCCCTGTGTGTGGCAAGAAGTTTTCCATGCGGTCGGCTGGCGGCAGAGTCAGCAAGACATGCGGGAAGGAGTGCGGCAAAGTTCTGATGATTCAGAAGATAAAAGGCAGAAAGAAAAACAAATGAAGATTAGACACAGTTCACTACCAAAGCTGGCCCTGTGCGGTCAGTACGAAGGCACACAAGGCACATCAGCAGCAGCCTCACGGGGCACGATGCTCGACGAACACTTCCGACACGCATGGACTGCCGGCGACTTCCCAAACTGGGATCTCTCTGAAGAGGATGCTCAGGCAGTCCGGTGGGCGATCAACCAGTGCCTCCTGCTTGGAGGTGGGGCAGACGGTCTGACGACTGACGAAGCCAAGTGCAAGATCGCGACCTCTGGTATACCTCACGTTGGCACTGCTGACGGTGTAGCGGTCAAGGGCCAGTGGCTGGTCGATCTCAAGTCAGGTCAGATCTACGACTACTCAGCACAGATGGCTGCCTATGCTCTGGGCCTGATGCAGGAAAACTTCGCCCAGGAATGGACGACTCACCTGCTCTTCTGTGACCAGAAGGAAATGGTGACAGAACACTGGACCTATGAGCGCGCCTACGACCTCGTCAACAGCATCATCAACAACGTAGGGACGCCCCCTAAAGAGAACCAGTACTGCAACTGGTGTGCCAAAAGTCTAACTTGCCCTGCTCGTGTAGCTGCCAAGGATGGCGCTATCGTAGCAGTGGCCGGACTGGCTCCTACTGTACAGGACGATGGCTTTCTGGCCCTCCTAAACAACCCAGAGTCCCTTGGCAAGTTCCTCAAACAGTGCTCGACGCTGGAAGACTTCAGGGACGCAGCCAAGGCAAAGGCGCGCGAGTTACTTGAAGCAGGTGAACAAGTACCAGGCTGGAAGCTACAGAAGCCTAGGGCTACTGAGTTCGTCGATGCAGAGCACATCGCTCAAGCTGTCGAGTCAGGCAAGATCGGCGCAGGCAATGCCATCAAGGCTGCCGGCTCAATGAGTGCCAAGAAGGTTGAAGCCCTATTCAGTGAAGCAGGTGCTGTGATGCCTGAAGGCATTGTCAGCAGGAAGGTTGGTCAAGCGCCTCTCGTTGTCTCGAAATGAACTACATCGCAATTGACCCCGGCGTGGGCGGCGGCATCGCCTACACAGACACAGACGGCAGTGTTCATGCACTGCCTATGCCTAGCACACTGCACGACCTTGAGCACCAATTACGCATTTTGTGCAGAGGTATTGTCACCGTGTTTCTTGAAGAACTGCCCAAATTTGCTGGGAAGATGAGCGGTTCAAGCATGGCAACCATGTTTCGGAACTACGGACGCATCGAGGGCATGCTTGCTGCTCACTGTGCCCGGATCGAGTACCTCCCGCCCAAAAAGTGGCAGCAGGCTCTCGGGCTTGGCGACAAGAAGACGCACGGGAACCGCTGGAAAGCTCACCTCAAAGG